GGTGGCGTAACGGGTGGATGGTCTCCTTCATTGTCGTAACACGGGAAGAGAACGCACGGTCGGTACATAGAATCAAACATAGTTTTCCTTACGGACCCCGATTATGCCCGGAGAACCTGGCGCGGGTTTCGCCAGCCGGTAACGAGTGCAGAGCTAACAAACTCTGCTGATGCGAATTGCATCATCATCCCGAAGAAACGGAATGAGAAGTCGCCATGCCAAAGCGGATGGCACGCCATTCACAATATGTTCTACAGGAACATGGGTGCGACTGAACGTCGTGCGCACTGAGGAATACCCCTGACTCACGATGCCTAGATTCTCTAGCTCGATTTCAGGGTCTTTGCCATCAAGAAGGCAATGAGCAATCTCGTAGCACGCCCGACGAATGGCTTCAGGAACTTCTGTGTCTGCCCCTCTCGGAAATTCCAGTTCCTGGGATGCTTCGGCAGCCATGATTTCCTCTCGTGTAGGAGAATCATAGCTGCCGTAAGCCGAAGGAATATCCGTCAAATTGTAAGACTGCAACAGAGTATAGACCGGGGCCTTGTAACCCTTGAAATTCAACGTGTCTATGATCTGTGTTGCTGCCCAAAGCGCCTTCGGACGATCCTCCACAGCCGCATCAGTCCAAGCGGTTTCATGCAGCCTCATAGCGAAATAGGCATTCGCTTCGCTGAGATCGCCATAATAAGAGGTACTGATAGCCATGAAAGAACTCCGAACTTACGATCAGTTGTCGCCGTGATTGATCCAGGTGATCGTGATAGTCCCATTGACCGTCAAGGCATCGTCGCCGGTAGAACCAGCATCAGGAACAGCAAAATTCAAATAGGCGTCCTTGGCAGTCGCCGTTCCATCCCACACGCCAGCAGCCATTTCCGTTGCGGTGGATTGTCCAGCAGTTGCACCAGCACCCGCCGTCAATGTCGAAGCCGTACTCGGGCAAATATCAGCCTCAGTTCCTGTCAAAGTCGCGTTGTCCGTTCCAACAGTAGCTGTACCGATTGATCCAACAACAGCAGCATCTGCCGCCAAAGCCGTTCCGACTCTCGCAATTGTCAGATTCGTAGTGCAACCTAGAACTTGGATCAGCCCAGCCGGGAAATCATAGATTTTCTGACTTCCATGCGAACCCGCAGTTGTGGCATCCGTCATCGTGACGGACAAGGCCGAAATAGTGAAGACCGTCTGATGAATGGCCCCAGAACTCTCGGCCACCGTAACGCCAGTTCCAGCCACGGCCCCAACAGGTGGATTGCCGTATCCAGCCCCAAGAGCGCCTTCAACAGCGATCATTTCCGCAGAAATCTTGTCCCAATCTTGCGAATTGGGATCGAGCGTCGATTGCCGATCCGCTCGCCACGAATTTTCAGTTGTTCCATCCCAAACAGTCGTTGGGTAAGAAGCATCAACGATAGGCATTTAGATTCTCCTGTTATCGTTGTTCAAAGAAACATCTACACAGACATCCAAGAGTAAAGACTACCAGCACTGGCGTCCGTCTTCACAATGGACACTGTACATCCAGCATCGCTCCCAACACCTATCATAAGAGGCACATCAGTTTTCTCAAAATCACCATCGAACTCAACAGTGAATGGCCCACCATCACTTCCGGTCACAGTAACGTTTCCAGTGCCGATCGTACTCAGAGCTTCCAATGCCGAGTCCACAGCCGAAGCAGCAGCGTCATAAGCAATATCAGTCGTCGTTTGCCCGTCGAAGGTCAGAGTAAACGTATCCCCTGCACTCCCAGCGACAGTCACGACCTGTGAACTATTCCCAGCAGGAGTCGCCACGACGTACACGTCAGATGGGTCCTCAATAGGAACTTCCACTTCATTGGTTTCGTAGAGCAGATAGCCTGTGCTCGTAGACACAGTCGATGGTCCAACATAGATTCCAATCGTATTGCCATCTGTTGCGCGCACTCGAACGTACTTGTAGGCTTTGCGCGCCATGTTCGAGGCAACGATCGGTCTTGCGACCGCATCAGCACCACCGTGTCCGGTGTAAAATTCGTCAACTGTATCTTGATGAAGGTCCATCAATTGGTTCCTTGTTTCCTAGCGCCTTTACCACGAACGCGACGACGCTTGCTATCGTGCAACGTCCGATCTTGACTCTGTGCCTTTTCCTCATTCGCGGCATTCGCCGGATTCTCCGACAAGTCAGGAACACCGCGAGCAGCCGGATCACCGCCCATGCTATTCTGTGATCCTTTGACACTTGCCTGTGCCTGGGCGACCCTAGCAGCACGGGCAGCATGATCCTTTTTCGCTTGGATATGCTCTTGCTCACTGAACCCGAGCGCCATAGAACCTGTTCGTTCGCCACACAACCCAGCTTCAACAGCACGAAGAATGGTATCTGGCTCGCTCGTGGTATAATCAGCCTGGTCGATCTCGATGAAAATCTTCGAGATCGTCTCCACGTTGACTTTCCCACCCAGCAAAGCCTGCGTGATAGTTTTGCAAATCTCACGCTTACTGGTTTGCCCAGGAATGGTGCTCATCAGTTTCGACAACCGAGTAGCTTCCTCAATCCTGTCTACGTCAGTTTTCAAGGAGTAGAGATCAGGATACTTGAC